CTTCACAAGTTTTTAGAAGTAGGAACAGACTATATGAAATGGTTTAGTAGAATTATAGAGAAATATAATTTTATTGAAAATAAAGATTTTACCGTAATCGTCAAAAATGACGAAGACGATACAGCTTTTGGTGGAATAAGAAAAAGCACAGACCACTTAATGACATTGAATATGGCTAAGGAAATTGCAATGGTATCTAACACAGAAAAAGGAAAAGAAGCAAGAATATATTTTATCAAGTGTGAAGAGGCTTGGAATAGTCCAGAAATGATATTAGCAAGGGCTAATCAAATTCAATCACATATGATAGAAGATTATACAAAAAAGATTGAATTACTAGAAAATAAGGTAAAAGAAGATAAACCAAAGGTATTATTTGCTGATTCAGTTGCAACTTCTAAAACTTCAATATTAGTTGGAGATTTAGCAAAAATAATAAAACAAAATGGAGTTGATATAGGTCAGAAAAGATTATTTACATGGTTAAGAGATAATGGATTTTTAATAAAAAGATTAGGAACTGACTATAATATGCCAACTCAAAAATCAATGGAGTTAGAATTATTTGAAATAAAAGAAACAGCAGTAACACATGCAGATGGACACACAACTATAAATAAAACTCCAAAAGTTACTGGTAAAGGGCAAATATATTTTATTAATAAATTTAAGGAAGCTTAGTTTTAAGCTTCCTCATAACCTATATATTTATATTTTTTTAGTAAAGGATGCATAGAATATTTTGAAATATTTTATATTTTAGTTTTATATTGATATTAGATGATATTTTAATACTAAAAATATTTTAAAATATTTCAATGTAAAATAATATTCTAAAAAAATTCTAATAATTTTTCTATGTATATCAATAAAAAACAAAGAAAAATTTTACATATTCTAAAAGAATTAATGCATTATTTTACATTAATATTTCCTACTAAATTTCCTAATTAAAAAATATTTATGATAAAAGAAATATTAATATTTTTCCTACTACTTCCAACTAATTTATTATTTGAATCAACAGTTACTATCTTATAGTAATTGCTAATTGAAACAATAAAAGTACAGGAGGTAAAAGATGAGGTTTTCAACAACATTAAATAATCAAAAATGTATGGAATGGAAAATAAATGCAACACAAGGAATATTAATAGCATTATTATACGAAGCTAATGCTTGGGCTAATGAAGAAATAATTGATAATAAAACTTATTATTTTGTATCAAGAAACTTAATCTTAAAAGAACTACCAATGTTTTTTGAAAAAGCTGATACTGTGTATAGAAATTTAAAGGTACTAGCAGAAAAAGGAATTATTGAATATATAAAACATAAGGGAATGGACTTAATAAGATTAACAGAAAAAGGTAAAAGTTGGAATTTTATAGAAAATAACTCGGAAAAAAATCCGAATTTTGATAGTAATTCGGAAAAATCTCCGAGCAAATTCGGAAAAAAATCCGAAAATAACTCGGAAAAAAATCCGACAAATAAAGATACTAATATACAAAAAGATATAAATAAAAATAATAAAGAAAAATATAAAAAAGAAAAAAAGCAAAATGAGATCCAGGAGTTTATAAATAATCTTGATAGAGATGATGAATATAAAGAACTCTTATTTAAGTATGTTGAATATCGTAAGAATATCAAAAAGCCCATTAAAACCATAGTTCCTATGAAAAAGATTTTAAAAGATTTTCCTGACTGGTTTAGTTTAGATGAAGCTATTAACATTGCAATGGAAAAGGAATGGCAAGGCTTAGAGCCTGAATGGATAGCTAAATATAAACAATCTAAGGCTAATAATAACTATGGAAAACAAGCAGAACAAAAAGACACAAGTCAACTAAAAGTTGATGATGATTTTATTGAACAAATGAAAGAGAGGTACGGATTAAATGACTAATCAAGAATTTAATGCAGCTTTTAAACCATTTTTAGATTATTTTCCAACTACTGAAATGACAAAAGAAAAAATAAATATATACTATCTAGCATTATCAAATTTAACAGTAGACCAGTTAAATAGTGCTTTTATTTCTATGGTTAGAAATAGAGTTTATAAAAACTTTCCACAAGTTGCTGAGATAAGGCAATATGCTACAAACACCACTGAAAGTGAACTAGATGACAGAATTGTTTTAGCAAGACAAATTATGAAAAATGCTATTGTTAGATATGGTTATTATAGTTCAGTAGAATTTGAGGACAAAGGTATTCACGCAGTTATAGATGCTTTAGATGGTTGGCAAAAAGTATGCTCAATGTCTGCTGATGAATTAGAAAAGTTTTTAACTTTTGAATTTCCTAAGATTTATAAGGCTTATAGCAGAAATAATTACCAAGTAACTAAATCTTATATTGGTTATCATGATGCAATGAATGGAGTACCAAATATTATAAATATGATTAGTTTTAAAAATATGGGTAAGAACCTAGAAAATATAAATAATAGAGTTCAAAGTTTAAATTTTAAAAATTCACTTTTGGAAGATAAAGACAAAGAAATAAAAAAATTGAAAGATATTATAGAAAAACAAAAAAAATAAAGGAGAAATTATGGAAAAAGAAAAGGTATTAGAGATAGAAATTAAAAAAATAAATAATGAATACTCTGCTTTTTATCCAATAAAAATGGATATAGATAAATTGACAGAAATATCTGATGGAAAAAGTTTAGGAGATGGTGAATATACACCATATATAGAGTTTAGAATATCAGGTTATTGCTATGAAATTTATTTAACAGACACTGAAATGTTTCCACAAATTATAAAAAATAATTGTATAGAAGAATTAAAACAAAAAATAGATGAAATAAATGAAAAATATGAAATACCTAAAAGATGGAGAGCAGAAGAAAACAATTGTTACTATACAATTTTTGGAGAAAATATTGAAAAAAAATCACTCGCAGATGATAAATTTTATAACTTAGGAAATTACTTCAAAACAAAAGAAGAAGCACAAAAAGTAAAAGAAGAATTAGACAAATTCTGGGCTAAGGTAAGAGCAGGAGAGATTGGAGGAAGAAGATGAGAGAGATTAAATTTAGAGCTTGGCATAAAGAAGAAAAGATAATGGGGGAAGTTCTAGGTATAGATATTCTCCATAAAGAAATATTTTTTTCAAATGAAGATGTTGACCGTTATGAACATACAGATTTTAAAGATATTGAACTTATGCAATACATAGGATTAAAAGACAAATATGGAGACGAAATTTATGAGGGAGACATTGTAACTTTACATAATAGTAGATATAAAGTTATTTTCAATACTGAAGAAGCAAGATTTGTTTTAAAAGATGTGTTTTTTGAAATGGATATACCTTTCACAAACAACAATAATAAAAGAATAGAAGTAATAGGGAATATTTATGAAAACTCAGAATTATTAGGAGAACAATAATGAAAAAAATTCTTGATGTATGTTGTGGTAGTAAGATGTTTTGGTTTCAGAAAAACAGAGATGATACAGTGTATATGGATAATAGAGAGCTTGAAGATACTCTCTGTGATGGAAGAAAATTAATAATAAAACCAGACATAGTTGCAGATTTTAGAAATATCCCTTTTCCAGATGAAACATTCAAGCTAGTGGTTTTTGATCCTCCACATCTAATAAAAGTTGGAGAGAAAAGTTGGCTATTTAAAAAGTATGGCCATCTAGGTAATAACTGGAAAGAAGATATAAAACAAGGTTTTAAGGAATGTTTTAGAGTTCTTGAAACTAACGGAATATTAGTTTTTAAGTGGAATGAGGAGCAAATAAAATTATCAGAAATATTAAAACTAATTGATGCTAACCCTCTTTTTGGTAATAAAAGAAGCAAGACACATTGGTTAGTATTTATGAAAGAGGAGCAGATAAATGACTTTTAAACAAGCAGTAGAAGAAATAAAAAAAGGTAATAAAGTAAAGCACAAAAGCTGGGATAGTTTAATGGTTACTGAATTTTCTAATAATATAGTTTGTCTTGAAGACAAGAGAGGCTATTATTATCCTTATGATTTAGAAGATTTTATAAATAGTTTTATGAAACTTCAAAATGGTTGGGTGTTTGTTAATGACAAGGAATATAAAGAATTTTTTCAATAATTGGAGGCAATAAATGATTAGATATGATATAGAAATAAAATATATGTTAAATGGTACAGAAGAAACTAGAAATATGTATTATAAAGCTATTGATGTTTTAAATGATGAGCAACAAGAGGAAGTTGTTCAGGATTTTATAAATGGTTTAAAAAGTTTTTATGGTGTCAGTACAATTTTAGAAACTCATATCTGGGAACATGGTAAGGATAAAGAAAAGATTAATTTAAATAAACTTAAAAACTATAAAGCATTAGCTTATGCAAATCCAATAGCTCAGCTTAATAAAGTGAAAGAAGAGTACCAGGAATTATTAAATGAAGTGGAGATAAAAAATGATGAATTTAAGTACATAAAAGATAGAGATAACTTTATCTCAGAAGCATTAGATTTATTAACTGCAACTGTGAATTTACTTTTATTAGGTAAAGTATCAGATAGTGATTTTAATAAACATATAGAAAAATTAAATGCTTATAGAAATGGAAAATATAAGAAATAAGATAGAGGGATAATATGGAGATATGGAAAATTATATTAATTAGTTTTATAGTATCAATTATTGTAGATAAAACTTGGGTTAAATTAAAATATAAAGAATCAGTGTATTTTGTAGTATATACTTTTCAATGTTATACAGGAAATATTTGTATAAAGGTCAATAGCCTTGATTTAACCATTGGAGTAATTGAAGATATAAAGAAGTATATTATTAAAATAAACAATTTAGATAAATCAGAGAAAATTATAATATTGAATATTATTGAATTAAAGAGGTAATAATGAATATTGAACAAAAAAAAGAAAAAGAAATAGAGCATATTTTAGAAACATATTCAAAAGAAGTAAAAGAATATGAGGAAATAGAAAAAATTTTAAAAAGATTTTTAAAGAAATTAAAAAATTAAATAAATATGTTATAAAATTTGAAGATTTTTATCCAGATGAGGATAAAATTTATGGGAATACAAAAATTCAAATTGATAATATTAAAATCCATTTTATGTTTCATGATTTTTACAGTTGGGATTCTAAAGCAATGATGGAAGATTATCTTGAAGGAAAAAAGTATAATTTGGATATATGTTTTGATGATTATGAACTTATAGAATTTGAAACTTTGGAAACTGGTTATAAATGTCTTTTAGAGATAAAGACTATTATTGATAGAGTATTAAAGGAAAATATATAGGAGCTTATTATGAAAAAAATATTTAAAATACCATTAGAAATTGATGGCAAAAATTGGAGTTTAAATAAAATATATGCAGGAGTTCATTGGACAGTAAGAAGAAAAGATAAAAATAATATAAGATTACTCGTTAGAAGTATTATAGGAATGAAGAAACCTTTTAAAAATCCAGTTTCAATTAAAATGGCTTTTAATAGTGGTTTAGATGTTTCTAATCATGGATATATTTTTAAATTAATAGAGGATGCTTTGGTAAAGTGTGGGGTTATCCAAAATGACAGTTATAAATATGTTCAATGCAATATAATGACAATTCAAAAGTCCTTTAAGGGTGTAATAGTAGAAGTTGAGGAGATATAATAATGATAACGGAAGATATGAAAAAAGCAATACAAAATGAAGTTAAAAAGCAATTAGGAGTATTAAAAGAAAAAGATTGTACAGAAAAGAAGGTATTAACACCATATCAAAAAACTATAAAATTATTAAAAAGTTATAGATATTATAAAAATAGAATAGAATATTTAAAAAATAATTTAGATAATATTGAAATTAAGAAAAAATATTCTATTGGAGAAATAAAAGCAGTTAACAATAATAATTTAAGTGAAATGGAAAGAAAGGAAATAATAAAAGAGGAAAGATTAAAAGAAATAGAATTTTTTGAATATGGAATTAATTTAATAGATTATGGGTTATCCTCAATAGAAGAGGAAAAGTATAAGGAGATAATACCACTAATTTATTTTGAAAAATTAAGAATGGAAGATGTTGCAGAAAAATTTAGTGTAGATACTTCAACAATTAAAAGAAATAGAAATAAGTTAGTTGAAACTATGAGTTTATACATATTTGATAGTGAAATTTTAAAAGATTTAATAAAAAATCTTTTCTAAAAATGCACCTAATTTGCACCTTTTTTGCCCTTGTAATGAACTTTTATATATTATATAATATTAATATATGAAAAGTTTAAATGAAAGTTTAAATTTTTTGTTTCTCTCCCCCCAAGAAGAGATGAGTTATTGACTTCTCATAAAAAAGTCTTTTTTATTTTTATAAAAAAGGTTATAATAAACCATAATATTTCTTAGGGGGAAATAAAAATGTTGGGATATTATATTACTATTATTTGGATCATTATATTACTTACAATTTTTCCTTGTTATCCATTAAATAAATGGCTATTACATAATAAATGGAATCATAGTGACTGGGCTAATTTTTTAGGAAGTTTAATTACTGCTTTTGTGGCAATAGGTTGTATTTGGTGGCAATTTGATAATCAAAAAAAAGAGAAAGATAAAGAAGAAAAAAAGAATCATGAAAGATTTTTAATTTTATTTTTAGATTCTTTAAAAAATGAATTTATAAATATTTCAATAAGATTAGAAGCAATAAAAGGATATAAAAAAAATTCTGAGGATATGAAAAAGTACATTCCAGATTATTGTTTTAATGAAACATTTTTTAGAAATATATTAATTAATTTACCTAGTAATTTTCTTCAAGATGCTAATTTATTTATCTATGATATAATTGTTGCTAATATAAATATAGAAACTTTTTTAAAAAAGAGCCAACCAAATGATGAAAAAATTATTGATATAGAATTAATCCCAGTAAAAGAATTATTAGAAAAAATATTTAAATATAATTTTGAAGACAAAGAAGTAGAAGATATTATAAATTTTTATTCTAAAATTAGAGATGAATATGTGGAAAAAAATAGAAAATTAAATATAGAATATGAAGAATTTTTAAAAAAAAATCAAAAAAAATAAATAAATTAAAAATTTAAGGAGAACTTCACAAAGGTTCTCTTTTTTTATTTTAAGAGGTTAATTATGTTAATGAAGATATGTGGTAAGTGTGGAAAGAAAATAGGAATAAATGAAGTATGCAGCTGCACAAAGGAAAGGCATTAGGTATATGATAGAGAGTATAGGAATAAAGACAATGCAGAGTTTTATCATAGCAAAGCCTGGAAGAGTATGACTGCATTATGTAAGTTAAAAGCCAATGGTTTGGATCTATATGAACTGGTTATAAATAATAATATAGTTAAAGGTACTCTCTCACATCATATAGATGAGTTAGAAGAGGATAGAAGTAAAGCCTTAGATATTAATAACCTAATATGGATAAGTGATAAAACACATAGCTATATCCATTCAGAGTATAATAAAAATTTAGAAAGCAAAAATAAAATGAAAGAAATTTTATTTAATATAATTAAAAATTATTACAAGTAGGGGGGAGTCAAAAAAAGTTTTTGGTCTTTGGCTTTGATACCGCTTCCCCTCTTTTTTCTGGAGAAAATGCCAGAAATGAAATTTTCAGTTTATGGAGGTGAAAAAATATGGCAGGAAGAAGTAGAAAAATTATTGATATAAGTTCAGGGAAAATCGGAAAAGAAAAAATAAAAGTTAGACAAGAACAAGAGAAAAAATTGAAAATAGATAGAGATAATTTAATTGCTCCTGGTTGGTTATCTAAAGCTGCAAAAGAAGAATTTGACAGAATTGTTTTTGAAGCAGGAAAAGTAAATATTTTAGATAACTTAGATTTAGGGATATTAGCCATCTACTGTAACTCTTATGATAGTTATGTAAATGTTAGTAAGAAGTTACAAAAAGAAGGTCCTGTTTGTTATAAAGAAACTGCCAATGGAGAAATTGAAATTATAAACCCTCTCATAAATGTTCAGGAAAAATATGTAAAACAAATAATGCAATGCTCAACAAAATTAGGACTTGCAACTACAGATAGATTAAAATTAGTTGTACCAATTAGAGAAGAACCTGCTGAAAATAAATTTATAACTTTGTTAAAAACAAGAAAGCAAGGCTAATATGATAAAAGATAGGACAACAGCCTATGCAAAATTAGTTATAAATGGTAAAAAAATAGCAGGTAGAAAGGAGTATTTAGCATGTAAAAGACATTTAGATGATTTAAAAAATAAGAAATTAGAGTATAAATTTGATGTTGAAGAAGCAGAATTTGCTATAAATTTTGCAAATACTTTAACATTAAAAGATGGAACTAATTTAAAAACAAGAGGCTTTCAAGAATTTATAATAGGTTCATTACATGGATGGAAGAAAAAGAGAACAAAAGAAAGAAGATTTAGAGAGGCTTATTTGCAAGTAGGCAGAAGAAATGGAAAAAGCTTCTTATCAGGAGCAGAATCTACAATGTTTAGTACATTGTTAGGAAATAAAGATAGGATATTCTGTGCT